TCGCTGTCGGTTCCGGTGATCTGTATCCAGTTGGGCGGGTTGGTCTTACCGTCGATGTCCAAGCCGCCACGCACGACAGCGAAGGTGATTCCGGGCAGCTCGGGCATGGTGAACGTGGTGCTCGGCTCGGGCATGGTCGGTATCTGCGGTGGCGTGGGCGGCTCCTGCCCCAGTTCCGGTACCGGCGGGTCGGGGGTGGGCGAGGGTGCCGGGGGGTCTGTCAGATCCTCGTCGTCATCGACGGTGGCTGGTGCTTGCGGTGTGGTCATGGGTGAGTTCTCCTGTGGTGTCAGATGAGTTTTCGGCCCGTGAAGGAGGCCACGCCGAATACTTGGGTGATGGTGCGCGAGACGATGGTTTCCGAGCCGGTGGAGCCGTTGGAGCGCACGTCGTAATCGACAACGATCAGGGCGGGTTGAATCTTGTCGCCCGCGTTGAGCAGGATCTCGAATTCGGCGCCGGGGCCGATGGCGCCGGTGACCTGAACATCGTTGCGGTACAGGCACCAATGCGGAGTCACCGGACCTTTGGCCGAGTACGGGCGACACGTGGTCGCCAGCTTGTAGAGCCCGGCTTGGTCCACGGTCACCGCGCCTCGGCCAAGGTCGGTGATGGTGGCTCCATTGGCGTAGTCGGTGAAGGTGAAGAACGACGCCGGTAGCAGGCCCGCTGCGGTGATGGGGTCGGTGTATGTGAAACCCGAAGTGGACGAGCGGGTTAGGCTCCACGCGTTCGACAAGGTGGCACTACCTCCCGAGGCGACGTAATCGGACATGGCGAATGCTGCGATGCGGTATGAGTCGTAGGTGAACCACGACGTTGCCCGCTGAACACAGAACATGGCGTATCGATAGTCCGGGCCAGCGGCGATGGCGCCTGAGACATCGGTCGCTGAGGTGACCGGCTTGCCGTTCACGCGGACAAAGAAGTTGTTGCCGCTGCAACGGATTTCGATACGGGCGCCCTGCTTGACTGACGAGAGCCCGCCTTGAAAGGTCATCGGAGTGGCGAACGTCCAGCTGGTGCCCGAGCGGGTGAACTTGCCGACACGGACCTCGCCCTCTTTGGCCAGGCAGTAGGCGCCCGTGGTGCGATCGGCGTTGCAGCGAATGAACACCCCGGAGTAGTAGTTTCCGTTTTGGGTGTTGCCGAGCACGAATGAGGCCGACTGTCCGTCGCTGGCATAGGTGTAGTTGGGGCTGGCGAAAAAGTAACCGTCAGGGTTGCCGTTCTTGACGCCCGCATATCCCGAGTCGCCCCGAATGGTGATATCGCCGGGCGTGGGGCCGGTGGTCCAATCGGTCGCATTCAGTGCGGCACCGTCGGCCCCGGAGAACACGAAACTGTAGCTATTGCCGTCGCCGGTGTTCTGCTCGGTCTCCTGCTCTTGCAACGTGGTCTGTGCGGCGATAGCGCTTTTGAGCGCATCCTGCGACAAGCCGAGCAGCGCCAGCAAGGAGTCCTTGGCCTGATTGATGCGGTCCCCGATAGCGCCCGTGGTGCCGGTGCCCACGCCGTCGGCGCCGTCCTTGACCCCGGACAGAATGTTGCCGAGGTTATCGACAAGATCGTCGACCCGGCTCATATCGAAATTACCGACGACATCTCCGACGGACAGGGTTCCGCCGCTGGTGAGTTTCTGGGTCTTGTCCTTGTTGGCCCCGAACCACGTTGCGATGGCCGCGACAAATCCGTTGATCGGCGTTACCACCAAGCCGTTGTAGATGTCACCCAACTGATTGAACGTGGTTTGCAGGTCTTGGATCTTGACCTGGGGCAACGTCGGAATGTTGCCCAGGCCGATTAGGCCCAACAGTTCCGAGGCGGTGATCTTGCCGTCGGCGGTGATCGCGGCGAATCGCTGCTCGAACTGCACGATACCCGAGTTGGCTTGTCCACCAATGGCATCGAAGAACGATCTGAACTTACCCAGCACCGGTCCCAGGTTTGACATCACCGAAGCGACGTTCGAGAAATGGACCGGCCCACCCGAGGCGCCCTCGGTGACCACCAATGTCACCGTTGCCCACTTGATCGAACCATCGGCCGGGACGGTCCATGAGCCAGTCAGACTGGCACGCACCCATGCCGAGTCCGCGGCCACCGGCTGTATCTGCTTGATGACGATATCGGGCAGCTTGGTGCCGTCCGGGCCGAACGGCGTGATGCACAACCGAATCGGATTGGACCCCGCCGTGGCCGCGAGGCCCTGCCACATCGCCGAGGCGCCCATGTCCACGGTCTGACCCGGTGCCACCTCGAAAGGGTCTTTGACGCTGATCACGTACAGATGGCCGTCGGCGTTGACGTAGATCGACTTGCCCGACAGGTGCCCGTTCTGCGCGGCGTCGTAGTGCCAGTCCGGGTTATCGTCGACCACCGACGGGTCGGTGAATCCGCCGGCACCGTCGGTGAGATCCTTCTGGACATCAGCAACCCACGCCGCGGGAATAACGCCCTTGAAGAACTGGCTGACCGCCTTGGCGATAGCCGCGAACAGGTTGCCCCAACCCTCTTCAATCTCTTCTAGGGTGGGCCAGCCAACGTCCTGTCCCGAGGCGAGCTGGAGCAGTCGGCGTATCGGCATGAAGATCTGTTGAATCGCCAGCAGCGTTTCGTCGTCGCCGTCGTAGGTGCCCATGATCGCCTCGGCCAGGCCGACGAACTGGCCGACAACGGGCAGGCTCTCGATGAAGTCGAGCAGCAGGCCGGGCAGGTCTTCGGGGCCCTGAATATCGTTCGGGTCGGCGTTGGCGACGTGGGAATTGAATCCGGCGAACAGCTTCGTCAAGATCCCGAACGGCGTCAGGTCTTGCAGCGGGTCACCGCCGGTGGAGCTGTGGAACGTGCCGGGCATGCGTTCGGCGGCGCGGTTGCGCATCGTCGCGGGCGTCAAGTCCTGTAGCTTCTCGGCCAGGGTCTCGACTGTCAGTGCGCCAACGGGAAGGTTGGGCACACCGCCGGGGGTGGTCACCGCCGCACCGCCCGGGCTGCCTTGGGTATGCGCTTGGGGCACTTGGGCGCGGTGGCGGTCATCTCCACATGCGGATCGGCTTCGGTGTGCTGGGGTTGCTCGGGCAGCTTGATCGATTCCTGGCGTACCCCATCGGTGATCCAGGCCGGCGCGTGCACCGCGGTGGGGTCGACATGCTCGGTCTGGCGGATTCCGAGTGCTACCAGCTGGGCCGACAAGTCAGCGACCCACGGTTGCAACACATGCAGCGGCATTTCCGTCGCGGTCAGCAATGCCGAGGCCAGCGCGCCACCAACAGCCTTGGTCTGCGCGTCGATGTCGTCGGCGGCCGGGATCTTCTTCGGGATGAACTCGGACTCGACAACCTTGTCGGCCAGCGCTTTTGCCTCTTCGGGCGAGATACCCTCTGTCACCACAGTCCTATCTGTTGTAGGCCGCTCATGGTGCGGCTCATCAGTTCGGCCATGCGCTCGATCGCGTCCTTTTCCTGGCGGGTGTCCCCGAAGGTGCCCTCGACCGTCAACGGCCGGTGCTCACCCCAATTGATGTCCAGAGACCGGCAGCGGCGCACGAACACCCGCGGCATCAGGTACTTGCTGGTGCCGCCGACACGATCGCCCAGCCACCAATGCCCGAAACCGTTGTCCCCGATCAGCCACGGCGAGGCGTTGGCGACGGTCAGGTTGAATGAGGTGTCAGGGTCGGTCTCACGCCGGCGCCTGCGCAGGTCCATCACGCTCGCCGCGGTGAATGCCTGGGTGACGTTGGTGCTGGTGGTCTCCAGGTAATGACCCCACCCCTGACGGCTTGTCCGCAGTAGCAGCGGAACCGACATGTGCGCCAGGATCGAATCTCGGTAGATCGGGTTGAGGAACGAATCGATCGCACCGCCGAGGGAGCCGACCGACACCGTGAACCCGACGCCCGCGCTGATCGCCGCCGAAATGTTGTCGCCGAGCACATCGCCGCCGTATTGGATTGCGGCACTTATCAGTTCGTTGACACCTGGCATGGACTGGCCGCCCACGGTAATGCGACCCGCACCACCGGGCGAACGCGAGAAGTTCGATGTTTGAATGCCGGTGATATCGCCGTCCCGGTACACCACGTAGGGGTGCGCGGCCTGCGTGCCGAGGATGCCGGGCAGCCGGTAGCCGGTCTCGTCGATGGTCTCCCCGGTGAACAGGTTGTAGCTGTCCTCGACGTGGTTGGACAGCACATCGGCGATTGTTCGGGTCAGGCCCGTGGCCAGGTTGCCGCCGATGGATGTGCCGGTGCGGAACCCTGACTTGTCGACGATGCGGACGAACAGGGTGCCGTTGCGCCAGTTGGTGCCTGCGCCAGGCCACGGTTCGGGGTCGCCGGTCTTCCAGCGCCTCAGATCCCATTGCAGCTCTGCGTCTTCCATGATCGGCGCGGCCACGTCGAAGATCGATGTCTTGATGCTGCCGACGACCAGCGACAGCGGGGCCACCGAATCGCCGAACGTGCGTGGCACGATGACGATTTGCGACTGCTGCCAGATGTTGAGGAATGTGTCGACCAGCTCGGGAATGTTCCAGTTGGCCGGGTCGAGCAGTTTGAACAGGGTGCCGATGTCAATGTTGGTCAGCTGCAACCGAAGTAGATTCGCCGCCATTGTCAGCAAGATCCCGTGATCAGCCTGCGCGAGCAGCATCCACGCCTTCGGCTGCTGGATTAGTGACAACGGTAGGAACGGATTGCCCGCTGTATGAACGAATTTCAGCTCTTCGATATCGTCCAGAAAGTCGATGACCACCACGTCTCCGGTGGCCCCACGCTCAATATGCACACCGTCTTTGGCCTTCATCCGGCCGCCGATGCGGGCGCCCATGGTCTCGACGATCACGTGGATATTGCTGGTGCCGCGCGCCTCTTCGTCGAGCGCCCAGAACGCCGGCCACGTACCCCGGCGGTCGTCGAGATCGATCGGTAGGCGCAGCGAAATGGTCCCGGTCTGGTTGACGATCGGATTGACCCGCCCGCCCAGTTCGCCGCGCACCGTGCCGCGATAGACCCAATCGCCGTCGTAAAGCTCGATGTGCGGCGGGTCGTAGGCGCGCTCAATGCGGTACTCGCGCACCTCCCGTGCCCACGCCGCGAAGTCGTCGTGATCGGTGCCGGTGAACGGCTCAGCGAACGTCGCGACGGTCATGCTTGGTGCCCGTCGCAGCCGTGGAAGGTACCGACGTGGATCGGCGCACTGTCACCGACCAGCGCGTATAGCGCCACCTCGTACCGGCTTGGCAGTAGGCAGATTTCGCACCACAGTCCGGTTTCGGGTGTGCCGGGCACAAGGTGCAAGGCGACCGCGTTGACCCTCACGCCTCAAGTCCGCTTTCTGCCGACCAGAAACGACGCTGCCGCAAGGTGGCCTTCGCTCCCGAGGGGCCCTGGCACACGACCGGCACCACCACCGGATCATCGGCGGTGCCGGTGTACTGGGGCACCGGGTAGAGCGGTTCCACCCCGTTGAACAGGCCCGCCGCATTCGACAGATCGGCGCTGAGGTAGGTGTCCATAAACGGGTCAGACATCACGGACAGCATCTGGGTCAGCTGTGGAGTGACGATCATTCGTGCCGCGTCGGCGCCCACCGGGCGGTTCCACTTACGTTCCTGCCCGAACGCGAAGTCTGGGAACTGCCACTGAATGGCGGGGTCGAGTTCCCATTCGGGCCAGAGGTCTTGATCAGTGGGGTTCCATACGTCGAAATACCCGGTGTTCGGGTTGGTCACCACGCGGGCGATGTGGATGCCCGCCGTGGACTTCCCGGTGAACAACGCGACTAGGAATCCATTCAGCGGCCCGGTCATGAAGGACAGCGCGAACCCGAACAATGTGGCGGTCACCGTGACCCCACCGGTGCCGATGTTGGAAAGCTGCTCGATGGCTTGCCGTAGCGTCGAGGCTGACGAAGTGAATGCGATGGGCGCAGTAGTCTGGCCGCCGATGGTGATCGTGTAGGACAGGGTGCCCAGGGTGATGGAGAACGACAGCGGCGCAAGTGATGTCCCATCAACCGTGAGCATTCCGGGGCAGGTTGCCGGTGTGCGAACGGTCCAGCGACCGGGATCGCCGGTCACGGTGACATTTCCGGCCCCGATGGTTGACAGCGCCTCCAGTGCGGCTTGCACGGTTGCGGCGTCAGCGTCGTATGGAATCGGCTCGGTGAGGACGGCCGCACCGGCAGGGCCGTACCCCAGCTTGAAGGTTCCAGATGTGGCAGCGAGATAGACGGTGAAGTTGCCCGGATTGACCCAATCGGCAACATCCTCGACGCCCTCGTACATCGGGTTGTACGCGTGCGCGGAGACCACCGCGTGATAGACCTTGTCGATATCAGCGTCGAAACCATCCTCGGTCGTGTACTGAATCTCCTTGGCCAGCTTCAAATACAGGAAACGCGGGCCCGAAGGTCCGTCCCATGTGCACTTGACCTTGCGCAGGTTGTACGGAGTGCCCCAGAGCTTTTGAAACCGAGGGCGGGACGCTGGGGTCAGCCAGAACGGCAGAATCGGATTGCGGATCGGTACCTCTTCGCCGACCGGCCGCCCGCCGGGCTGGAATGCTCCCGACTGGGTGCGCATCGTAAACCCGGTGTCGTACATACCCTTCGGATCAGTGTCGAGCACGATGTCATCGAGCAGGTACTCATCGTTGGGTGCGGACACCACCACCGAGTCACCGTTGGACGATTCCAGCGTGATCGTCGCGACCGCCATCAGTACCTATCCAATCTCGCTGCCGCAATTTCGTTTTTCCTGCGATCCCACATCGCTACCGCGTCAGTGGTGTCGAACGCGCTGATCGTGGTGTTGAACACCGGCCCCGGCCGTGCCCCGGCCTGCGTGCCGTGAGCCGCCCCCGCGGGAAGCGCTGCGGGCGCCGGCACAGCGGCCGACGCGGCAATGGGGGTCGCGCCGCCGAATCTGGCGCCGGGGCCTGCTCCCTCGGGTGCGCCGCCAAGGCCACCACCGGAACCGCCACCACCGACGGATATGCCGCTGACGAATTGAGAGATTCCCTTGAGCCAGCCCGGCGAATCGCCAACACCGAGCACTCCGAGCGCCGAGGACACCTGTCCGCCGACCGCCGCGGCAGCTGCGTTGCCGAACTCGAATGTGCGCTCTGGCTGACCGGGCACCTGCGTTGTGACGCCCATACCGGCCAGCCCGATCCCCGAGAGCCCGGAGAGGGATGACGGCAGATTGAACCCGCCGCCGGTGGACGACGAGCCACCACCCGGCGCGGCAGCGCTCACCGCCTCCGCGCCAAGGGAACCGCCGGGAGCATCACCGACTGGCGGGCCGGAAGCCTTAGTCCCAGCGTTAACCGCCGCGGCGGTCTTGGACTGCAGCGACCCGAGAAGGCCATTGGCGATACCTGGACCCGAGAAGATGTGCACGTGATCCATATGGTTATCGGTCGGCGAGCCCCGATCCTCCATGTCGTACCCGCCACCACCCGGGTAGTACAGGTGTTGGCGCCAGATCGCCCACTTCAGATCGATAGCCGCGGCATTCGATAACACGAAGTCCTTGACCGCATCACCCTTGGCCTTGTCGTTGCCAACCATTACATCCAGGGCACGGCCTGTTGAGTGCTCGTTGAATTTGCCGTCGGGAGAACGATATCCGCCGATGCCGCCGGACGGTCTGAACTGCTGCGAGATGATGTCACTGAGTTCGGCAGTGCCCTTGACCAACCCGCCCTGTGCATATCCGGGCAACTTGCCCTGGTTGTTCAGGTAGTCCAGCAGGCCGGGGTAGGCATTCTCAATCCCCTTGCGCGACTTGGACTTGATCACGAACTCGTCGCCGTGAACCACGCCCGCGATCTGCTGGGCCGGCACGTTGCCGGTGTAGCCGCCACCGTCGAACTTGGGCATGTGTGGTATCGCGCTGATCTTGGTGCCACCGACCTCGATAGACAGCGTGTCGGCGACCGCATTCCACTTATCGCCGATCCAGTTGAGCACCGCCACCAGGCCGTTCTTAAGCCCGTCCCACATACCCTTGGCCGCGTTGGTGATAGCACCCGGCAGTCCTTTGACGAAATCGACTATCGCCGTGAACTTCTCCTTGACGCCAGTCCAGACCTCGCCAGCCTTGGTGACCAGCCAACTCCAGCCCTCGCCGATGCCTTCCCACACCCGCTTGAGCAGCGGCCATGCGGTGTCCATAAACCATTTCACGACCGCCTCGGCGGCAACCTTGATCGCCGCCCAGGCGGCGTCAACGATCTTGCGGAAGGTTTCAGAGTGGTTGTACGCGTAGATGATTCCAGCTGCCAATGCGGCAATAGCCGTCACCACCAAGCCAATGGGGTTGGCAGTCATCGCTAGGTTCCACAACCGTTGCGCAGCAGCAGCGGCCTTGGTGCCCAACGCGATCGCGTTCGCCCCAGCAGAGGCCAGCACCGCGGCAGCGTTCATCCCCTCCAGCAGTGGGGTTGCCGTGCCCAGGGCGTTGTTCAGTGTGTCGATCGCCCCTGCACCCCAGGCGTCGTCCCCGCCGATCAGTTCCTTGGCGGTGGTCAGCGCATTGCCGACTTCACTGATCCTGCCGGTGATCGAGCCGGTGACGGCGGTGATCTTGTCGGACGCCTTGGATAGGCCTCCAGAGAGCGAATTACCCAGCCGGACAGCAATATCGGCGCCGACGTTGGCCTTGTCCACCGCGCCAACAAGGCTGTGCTTGATGGACTCACCGGCCTTGGTGTAGTTGCCTTTGCTGACCTTATCGAGGATCGCCGTCACGATCGCCGCGCCGGTGCCCGCGCCCACCACTGACCCCAGGCCCGGTAGAGCGCTACGCAGCACGTTGCCGACGGTTCCACCGATGCCGCCCATTCCGGTCGGGATGGTGTTGGCGATCTGCTCGCCGATGGCGCGGCCCGCCCGCGCGCCCGCCTCCGCGCCCGCGTTGACCATCGCCGCGGATTCGATTTTCGGGGTGACCTTGACATCGCCGGTGTGCTTTTCGACCGTCTCTTTGGCCTGCTTGCCGGCGGTCTCCGCGGCGGGCTGGTCGACCTTGGGCTTGACCGCAACATCGGTGGTCTGCTTCTCGATGGTGTCCTTGACCTGCTTGCCCGCGGTGTCGGCGGCCTTCTGATCAACCTTGGGCGTGATAGAGACGTTGACGACCTTGCCGTCAATCTGCTGGTCGATCGCCTCGGTCACGCCCCGCAGTGCCGGGATGATCTGGAGTGTCGCGTACCCGATGGTCGTCACGTATGTATCACCTCCACAACAGGTTTCATGAACGTCTCCGGTCAGACTTGCGTTTCAGGTAGCGCTCCTTGAGCGCCCGCTTGTGCTCGGATTTCTCATTTGCCGCCATCTCGGCACGTACCGGATGGTCGATGTTCTCGGGCACCTTGTCCGGGTCGCCCAGCAGCTTGACCAGCACCGCCCAGATGTCGGCGAGCAGATGCTCGATGGTTGTCCATTTGGGGCGACCGCCGTTGAGCGCGGTCACCAACCGCGATCGCAGCGGCAGCTGACGAATCAGCACGCCCAGACGGCGGACAGAGAGGGTGCCGCGGTACAAATCGGTCAGTTCGAGTCCGTTGTAGTACTGCGCTAGGTCGGCCTCTATCTCATCGCCATGCTCGGCGAGCAGGCGAAAGAGGCTAACTAGTTTCCCAGCACTTCACCTATCTTGTCGCTGGCCTGCTCGAAATCTTCGATGGTGGGGTTCTTTGCCAGGAATGCCGACCATTGTTCGGCGCCCAGCAGCTCCCGTAGGCCCATCGTCGGAATCATCTGCTTGGGCTCGATGGGCGTCAGATCATCGTTGAGGCCCTGATAGCGCAGGACGGCCTTCATGGGGAGGTTCTTGGTCGGGAATCGCAGTGTCACGCCGCACTGCTCGATGGTGGCGAATCCTTCTGCCTCGGCCTTGCGTGCCGCCGCGCTCTTCTTGGCTTTGCGGTCCTGCGGTTTGGGGGCATCGGCGGGAATGTTCTTACGTGGTGCGGTCATGTTCGACTCCTTGGCTACAGGGGAAAGGGGCCGACTCGCTGAGGTGGTGCCCCGCCCCGGGCGCGGGAGTCGGTTCGCGTCCGGGGCGAGTGCTTTTCGACTACGAGACGGTGACGGTGCCGCCGGTGCCGGCCGCAGAGATCGGGGTGATCGGGGCTGTGAACACCGCCACCAACGGGCCTCCCGAGGGCCCGGTCACGGTCACGCCGGGGCTGGGCAGCCCCTGCACGCTCGCGAGCGCGCGCAGGGCATTGCGGAGCGCCGTCGCGGTCTTGGTGGTGATAGCGGCCGTGGTGTCGGCGCCGGCGGTCACGGTGTACTCCGTGACACCAGAATCAATGGTGAACGTCTTGGTGACATCATCGGCGCTGGCATCGACGACCTCGAACGCGTCGCCGTTGGCATCGGCGGTGTGGTGCACCGTCAGCTCAGCCCATGACAACTCCCCATCGACGATGCCGCCATGGCCCTTGAGTTCAACCAGCGCCGGGCGCAGCTGCACCCACACCGTGGCCCGATCCTCATCGACGAACCGATACAGCAGGTACGCCTGAATGTCCTTGGGGATACCGATCTTGTTGCTGGCCGAGCCAGGCAGCACGAATTTCCGAGTGACCGAATTCCATTCCAGCGCAGTGAAACCGCTCTTGAGCTTGCCCTTGCGGAACTTCACCCTAAACGCGGGGTGTCCGAACCCGTCGTATTCCTTGACCTCACCGGACGGATCGAGCGGGATGCCCTTCTTGTCATCGACAATGCCGACTTCCTCCCAGCCCATCGCCTCGAGCGCTTCGGCTGCGATAGTCGCGGTCTCGGGGATCATGGACGCGATGTCAGTCACGGCAGACTTGAGCACAATCCACACTTCGGCTTGGTCCGGGATCAGTGTGGCGTCGGGGTTTATTGCCATGGTTTCCCTCCTTCAAGGGCTCCAGAGCCCTTGCGGGCCAACAAGAAACCCCGCCAGATTTGACGGGGTTGATCGGTGCGCGTTCTGCGCGGTTATCGGGTGCGCGCTCGGGTGCGCACGGTGAACGAGATCAGGTCACCGCCGGTCTTGGAGTCGCGCGCCTCGAGGAACGCGGTGCCGGGCAGGATCGCGGCGAGGCCGGGAATCCGGGTGGTGAGCAAGCGGGGCATCGCGGCGTAGGCGTACTTCGTCTCGCGGCCCGATGTCCATGACGTGACGCGAATGGTGGGGTCGGTTGCCGCCGGCCACATGTCCAGCGTGCCGCCGTCATCGGCGACCAGCAGCACCGGGGGAGACCCGAGCGCCCAGTTGGCGGGTAGCTCCAGGCGCACCGACAGCTCGGGGAACCGGGCCGCCATGTCGGCCTTGAGCCAGTCCTTGATCAGCCGCGCAACGTCGACGGGCTCTCGCACCGCAGGCAGCGTCACCGGCCCGCCTTGCGTTGTGCCCGCCGCGCAGCCACCCACGCCTCGTTTGCATCGCCGGAGGCCTTCGCCTGCGCGGGTGAGGCCTCCGGCCGCGCCTTGCGGCTCTTACCGCGACTGCGCTTCTCGACGGCGGGTTTGGGCCGCACCTCCAGCCCGGCCGCCGCGGCGGCACGAGTGAGCACGCCATCCTTGGCCTGCATCTCGGCCGGCACACTCACCGTGGCCGCGGCGCGGTCGGTGGTGTAGATCTTGACCTTGGCGCCCTGGCCGATCTGGTCGGCAATCTGGTCTGCCAGATCCTTGATCGCAGCAGCGGAAAGCTCCTTGAGTACTTCGGCGCCGCCATCGTGGTCGAGTTCGAACGCCATCAGCCTTGTCCCCGGGAGCACAGCACCTCCAGTCCACCACGCCCCGAGAGCATCCAATCGTTGACGATGATCGGATAGCGCTTGCCGCGCACCGTCAGCTCGTCGCTGTTGATCAGGTCGGTACCGGGGTTGAAGTAGACCGTGCACGCGATGTCTTCGCCGCTGCGCGCCCGCTCTTGGCGGTGTCCCTGCCCGGTCTGCGAGCCGCTACCGGGTGCCACGGCGATGGCCGTCAGGGTGGTGTCGGTTGCCTGGGTCAGCCGACCGTTCTCGTCGCGGCCGGCGCCGCGGTGGCGGATCACCTGCTCGCTCACGGTTGCGGCTCCAGCCGGTACAGGTCCAGGATCGACAGCTCTGCCATGGAAAACGCGGACCCTGCCGCGGTTTTCTCTTCGGCCCATCGGAACGGCCCAACCGCGATGGGCTTGCCGCCCTCGGGGGTCTGCGACATGCGGTCGATATACGAGAGCACCGCGGCCTCGAAATCGGCGGCCTCGGCGAATCCGTGATTCATCTTCACCGTGATCGCGCCGAGCTTGCACGACCATGGCGCCCCCGATTTCTTGCGCACCAAACCGGTTTTGGACCATTCCAGGGCGCTCAGGCTCAGGGCTACGCCGTCTTCGGTGACGCTGATCAACTCGACGACCCGGAGGGTCGGTAGCCGTAGCAGCGGGCCCCCGGGCCCGTCGAGTTCCACTTCGTGCTCTTGCTTGACCGGGGTGACGTGCCAGCCGCACCAGCGCTGGACCGCAGCCAGCCCGGCCGCCAAGTTCCGACCGGTCTCCGAATCATCGACGGCCAGACGGCCTTTGGTGTACAGCGCCAGTGCGGCTGCGTCGAGCACTGTTACGCCTGCTTGTCCGCCGCAGCGGGCCGGGCCTTGTTGGCCGGCGCCTTGGCAGCCTTGGCCGCGGGGGGCTTATCGGCCGCCGGAAGCAGCCCACGCCGCTTGGCGTCCTCGTCGTTGAGCAACAGCGTCGTGTGCACGCCGTTGACCACCACGTTGTATTTCTTCACTGGTCCTCCTTGAGGTGGGGCCGGGGACAGCCACGATGGACCATCCCCGGCCTCTACTCCGATCAGTGCCATTTAGGCGGTCAGATCCACCGACACGAACGCGGGCGGGCGGGTCACGCCGAACGCCACGCGCTCTTCGCCGAGCACGGCGACCAGGTTGCGCACAAAGAAGTCCTCGTGCGAGTCGGTCATGGTGACCGTGGTCTGCTCGCGGTCCCACAGGACGGCCTTCTTGTAGTCGCCGAGCAGGCCGACGCCTTCGGCCTGCGACTCAGACTCGATCACCGGGATACCCCACAGGGTGCGGTTGGTGATCGACTGCGGGCCGCCGTAGTAGTAGCGGTTTTCGCCATCCTTGAGCAGGTCCAGCGCCTCGGCGTCGGCGGGGTTGAACACCCACGCGTTCGGGTTGACCCGGCCCACGTGGCGGGCCTTCGTCACGGCCTTGCGGGTCGTGGTGAAGAAATCCGTTGTCCACGCCTGAGTCTGGATACCCGAGGTGTTGTTGATGCCGGCGATGTTCTCCCCGGACCCGGAACCGTTGAGGATCTGGTCCTCTTCCTTCTCCGCGACATCCTTGCTCAGCTCGTCGTTGATCAGCCCCTCCAGCTGGGCCACGTCGGCAAGGGCGCGCTTGGTGATTGGCACCCACTCGGCGATCGTCTTGACCGTGGTCGAAACGATCTCGAATGCCCACGAGCCCTCAGGCTTGTAGCCGCCACCGGCGACGTTGACGGTCGGACCGGCGGTGCCCGGGGCGGTCGGCCGCGCCGAGCTGGTTGCCTCAGGCACCACGTCGGCAGCATTGGTGTGGCTGGTCTGCCGCACGAATTCCACCGTGTCGCTACCGGTGCGCCGCGTCGAGATCAGGTCGCGGATCTTGAGTTCCTTGCGGCCCAGCATCTCCACGATGTCGGTGCGCTCGTTGACCACGAACGCGCCGCCGGAGGTCGACGAGGCGCCGGTGATCAGCGACTTGACCGCGATCGGGGCCGAGGACAGGTGCGAGCCCTTGGGGATGCTGATCTGCCCGTTATGGGTGAACGGGGACAGCATGGCCTTGAACTCCGGAGAGTTGACGACCGTCATGCCGAGGTTGGACGCCTTGGCCTTGTAGTCGCCGCCGTCGCTGGTCTCGATCGGAGTGCCGATCTGCTCGCCCAGCGCCTTGGCCTGGTCGATGACCGCGATGTCGGCCTTGGTGACCTTGATCTGATCCAAGACCTGATTGGCCTTGCCCATCAGGTCGTTGTATTCGGTGATGTCAGCTTCGGGCCATTCGGATTGCCCGCTCTGCTGGTGCTTCTCGGCGATCTCCCGGGCCTTGGCCAGGAATCCGTTGCCGTCCTTTTGGAGCTGTGCCAGCTTCTCTTTCAGTGTCATGTCGATCTTTCTCCTTGGGGTTGGTTAGGTGCTCAGCGCGAATTCCGCGGCGAGCCTGTCCAGCGCCGAGGTGTCGACGGACGACTTCTGGCTGGCCTCGCGCGGCTGGCCCGGCTGCGTATCCGCTTCCGGCGCTTGGCGAGACGGACCGTTGCCGCTGGCCTTTTCCTCGTCTGATGTGCTTTCGAGAGCCGACAGCACGCCGCCGATCGCGGTGTGTGCCTCGCGTAGTGCGCTCTCGTTTTTGGCCGACAGCACGCGGCCAGCTTTGACCTCATGCGACATCAGGTCGATGATCGACTTGACTGCCACCACAGAGGTGTCTTGGTTCGCGCCGATGGGCACGAATGAGAATTCGTAAACTTTCAGCTCGCGCAATTCGTTGGCGCGCACGCCGTTTTCGAGTTCCACACCCGCCTGATCGATCGTGTCGTAGGCGAAGGACAACTGATTGAGCCTGCGGCCCTTGACCAGCCGGTAGACGTGGGGACCCTTCGGTGATTCGAGGTCGAACACGCCCTTGACCCACCAGCCGTGCTCGTCCTCGCCCATGTCCTTGTGGCCGGCCACGTAGAAATCGGGGTCGTCCATCCGGTGACCGAACAGACCGGGCAGCACCATGCCCGAGTTCTTCCATGTTGCGATGGTCTTGAGGAACGCGCCCGGGGCAACGATGTCGCCGTAGCTGTCAGGCTGCTTGATGAATGTCGATGGGTAGACGATGAATTCGCCTTCTTCGAGCCCATCGTCGGGACCGGCCTTGACCTGCCCGATAGAGGTGTTCTTGGTGAGCATTAGTCCTCCTGCTCGGTTTCGTCGGCCGGCGGTTTCTCCGTCGGGGTCATGGTTGGCGCGGGCGCCTCATCGGCCGGGATCGGGTCTTGATCACCGTTCTGTGTGACGTTCAGCGGTCGAATCAATTCGTCGCCACCCTCCACGGGCGGCAAGTTGGCCAGCGAGCGGCCCTCGTTGATGGTTCGCCATGGGCCGCCAACGGATTGAGTAATCGAGGCATCGCGCTTCTCGACGTTGCCGCTGAGCTTTTCCATCAGGTTGAACTCGACGTAGAACTTCTCCGGCTTGCCCTCGAAATCAGGAAGGAGCTGTAGCGCGATCTCGTCTTGGATCATCGTCAGCCACGGTCCGAGGGTGTCCTGATACAACATCTGGTGCTGTTCTTCGATATTCGAGAACGTCGCATGATCAAGAATCCCGATCATCGGCGGCGGGATGAAGTACGACCGCGCAACCTCTTCATCCGTGAGCTTGCGAGACTCGATGTACTGCAAGTCTTTCGCCGTCTGCGAGGCAGCAACGAACGTCATACCGTCTTCGAGTAGCGGGGTGCCGCCGGCATTGGCGGCCGTCGCGCCGGCGTATTCGGACTGCCATTCACGCTTAAACCGTTCGCGGGCATCTTCTGACCACTTCGGGGCATCGGGCACCTTGGGACGCGAGATGTACCCGGAGTGCCGGGCGCCGTTGCGCATGATCTGGTCGCGCATCTCCGAGGCGGTCCAGTCCTCGCGCAAGATCTGCCGTAGCGATTCCAGTGGGGACACTCCCGCATCGGAAATGCCGCCGTAGCCGCGGAAGTACACCACCTCGTCGGCCGGTATCAGTCTCGTGCTCTTGGTGCCCCGGAACTCGAATTGCTCAGGGGTGAGCCAGTTGTCGCCCTTAGGCGTGATCAGCGGCGCCGGTAGATGCACCAGCTGCGGCCCGAGCGCGGTCTTGATCTTCCACCAGTACGCGCAGTCATAGATCGCGAAGTCGTGCACCAATGTGTTCAGGAACCGGTAGCGCGTGGTGAAACTGTTGGGCTGCTGTAGCAGTCGCGCCAGCGCGTGATCGGTCAAGCGCTTGCGGTCGTTGTCGCCGCGGCGCTCGAACGTATGGATGCCGAGCTGGGCGATGTTTCGGGCCAGGAATGACACCGTGCGCCGCACCGATGGTTGCTTGCGCCACAACTCGAAATAGTCCATCGCAACCCATGGCGACAGCTCAATAGCCCGGATGGGTGTAACGCTCGGGCGGGACATACCCCGCACCGAGCCCTCAGAGACGACGAACGCCATGACACCGCCTCTCAGAGCATCTGCACATAGTCGACATTGGCCCGATCAATGCGAACCTCACCGTCGGCCGGTATGGCGTGATCGACACCCGGCTCGTGGACCACAGCACCGCGCAGGATCATCCCCGCGCGGCCATCAAAGGTGCACACACCCTCAATTGCGTTGCCACTGAACAGGTTCACCAACACCTTGCGACCACCGGCCGCGTAGCGACGTTTAAACAATCATCAGCCCTTCGTTTTCGTAGGCACTCGTGCCCGCCACCTCACGGGCAGCCAGCGCACGCGAAAGCGCCATGATCAGTCCCACCACGCCGTCGATCTTGTCGCCGGCATTGGCCTTATCCGGCTTCACATTTCCCGCGGGGTCCATGGCCACCGCGAAGTTGTCAATCTCCCAGCGCAACAGCGGATTGCCGCCGTGGCGGATCATCGGCTTGATTGGTAAACCGTTCTCGTCGGTGCGGGCGCCGATGCGGATCAACCGCTGTAGATCCTTGGTCGGCGCGCTCATCGAGGCGAAGCCCTGGCCCATGGTCAGCATGGGGGCGCCGTCGCTGGTCAGGTTGTTGATCAGCTGGTTGGCGTTCCAGCGGTCATAGGCGATCTCCTGCACCAGGAACTCGTCACGGTCCCGGCCGGCCTGCGCCTCGATGAAGTCGTAATCGGTGACGTTGCCCGGGGTAGTCGTCAGCCAGCCCTGTTTGACCCACGTCGATGCCGCGTTCGCGGTGCGCTCGTCGAGCGCCGGAATGGAATCCTCTGGCGCCCAATGCCGGGCCAGTACCTCGAAAGCGCCGTCCTCGGTCGGGAACACCCACACCAGCGCCGTCAGGTCCGATGTCGAGCCCAAGTCCAGCCCGCCGTAGCACTGGCGGCCGGCCAGCCGGGAAAGGTCCACGATCGAGGCGTTGGCGTCCCAGTCCTCGACCTCGAAATACCGGGTCTCCTGTTTGGTCCGAACACCCAAGTGCAGCCGCAGAAACCGCGCCAGCTCAGCAGGTGAGTCCTTGGCCTTCTCCGCAGCCTCGAGCATGTACCGCTTCGTCGGGCTGATCCCGTAGCCCGGATTGGACTTGCGCCACGTCGATTCGGCGAATGGGTCATCACCCTTGATGAGCTTGCCATTTTCGTATTCGGGCTTCTCGGCGGCGAACACCACCCCGTAGGTGCTTGGCCGCTTGAGCACCCCGCGGGCCAGCTTCTCGATCAGGGAGCGCTTCTCGTCGTACGGCGTGTGCCGGCGCCCGGCGTCGGCGGTCGTGATGTAGATGATGAGCGGCTGCTCACGAGAGCCGGTGCCGGTCTCCAGCGCCTCGATCAGCACCATGTCTTTGTGCAGGTGCAGCTCGTCGATGATCGCGCCGTGAATGTCGGCGCCGTGCTGCGCATCACCGGCGTTGGCGATCGGCTTGAAGTACGAGCCCGACGCCGCATGGGTGATCTTCGCTTGCAGCGCCCGTAGATGCCGTTTCAAGCCGGGCGACTTGTTGACGATCTGCCGGATCGGTTCGAACACGAACCCGGCCTGTTCCTTGGTCGTCGCCGCGGCGAGCACCTGCGCGCCGAACTCGCCGTCGGCCGCCGTCAGGTAGATGCCCCACCCGGCCGCGGTCGTGCTCTTGCCGTTCTTGCGCGGCATATCGAAATACGCCTGCGTGATGATCCGCACCCAGGCGCCCGAATCGACAGAGCGATGCACCCAGCCAGCAACCGGGGCGATCATGTACGCCACCTGCCACACGTCAGGATCGAAGCGCTGACCAGCGAATCTACCCTTGGTGTGCCGCAACTGCCGGAACGCAGCAACTACCTTGTCAGCGCGCTCAGGATCGAACCGCGCTCCCGGAACCCCCCGGGGCTCCGGTGTCTTGATCAGTGGCGGGCAGTCAGGGACCGGATAGCCGCGTGACTCGAGATACCACGCCACCTCGGGGCTGAGCTTGAGCGCATCGAGATCAGCGTCAGCCCAAGGGCTATCAGTCGTCGTCGGCTGCACCCGCGAACGGGTTCGCCTCGAACTCGCCACGATCGTCGTCTCGCTTGGACACGTTGCGCTCAGCGGCCGGCGTCAAACCGAAGTGGTTGGCGAATTGCAGCAACCGCGACGACGCCTGCTCGGCCACCGCCACCGCGGGGTTCTTCGTCCACCACACCGACGTGCTGCCGTCCTTGCGGGTCGACTCATTGCGCACCGTGATCCCGTTGGCGTTCACATCCCTGGTCGCCGCGACGAACCGCGCCCACGTCTCGCAGTACGCGGCCAACGTCGCGCGGTCCTCCGGTTTGATCAGGTCAAGACGCACCAGACCAGGGGCAACGCGCTTCCACTCGGCCTTTGCCTCGGGAGAGAGCCAGGTTGGCGGATTCGGGGCCAGGCGCTTGAATGCCGGGGGCTGCGCAACCGGCCGACCTGCACTGTCCTGGCCCTCACCGCGACCATTGAGCAAGAGCAGTTTCGCTGGCTGCTGCGCGGGCATCACTCACCACCTATTTGCTGTACAGGGAGGCCATTTGCTGGCGCGCCATGGGGTTTATGCATAATTACCCCCCCTTGCATGAATGTTGTGCAGAAAAATCTTCGCCTACCGCGGCGAGTCGCATACGTGCTGGTCAGAGCGATATTCACCCCTATACCCACTCTGACCTGCGGATATGCATCCAAGGGGACTATTCGCCATGCATAAACCTCTGAATATTTATGCACGCCTCGTTGCGTACGAGTTTGCTGTCCGTAGACGGTGTTTGCCACGCAGCGCGTCGGCGTTGGTCTTGGCCTTGTGGTGGTCCTCGCACAGGGACATGAAGTTGCGCGGGTCGTACTTGGCGCCGCCCTCAGCCAGCGGCGTCACGTGGTCTACGTCGTCGGCCAGCCGCGGACAGCCTGGGCGTTCGCACAGCGGGTGCGTGGCCAGGTAGGCATCACGCACGCCTTGCCAGCGTCGGTCATTGCCGCTGTCGTGGGTGGAGCCTTCCCATGCTGGACGGCACGAGCAGGGTCGGCCCTTCGGTGCGGGCTTGTGGCAGCGAGCGCACACGCGCGGTGGTGCACTGGGCATTGGGTCGCCTCCCTGGATACGACAAAACCCCAGCTAGGCCGGGGTTTTTTGAGCAGGGTCTACTTGCGACAGTTCCAATCGTCGCAGGTCAGGACGTGTTGCGCAAGTAACGTGAGGGGCAGGCGTGGCGTGTGACATTCGCCTGAATAGCTTTCGCGCCTATGTCACATCACCGCGGCGTGATTCCTCGCGGCTCGAACCGGGCCCGTTGAGGATCTCGCACTCGGGGCCCATCTTGGGCGCGTAGACGGTCGCACCGCAATGGCACGTCCACATGTGGTGCTTGCCGCCGCATGTGCACGGACGGCACCGCTGCGTCCACCCGGGCTCGTCGGCGCTATGCCAGTTGGGGCAGTAGGTGGGGCTGACGACGGTCCAGCCCTTGCCGTTGGGCACGAGGTCACCGACGTACGCATTGGGGAACCGATCGCGCGGCGGGCGTGCCATCTGCCAGTTGTACTACTGGCCACCGACAGCACGTCGAATCGGTTCAGTTTGCCTGTTTACCCTGCGACAGATTGCCCGTACGTACGCGAGAAGTGCCGACGCGGCGGCGCGCTGTCGGGCCCGGCGTCGGTTACCGAGTCCGTTTGCGACATTTCGTGGAGAATTTCTACCGCCGATGTTGCATCCGCGGTCTCGACCTGTCCTGCCTTGAGCTCGGCCGCGCGCAGCTGGCGTACGGCGCGCAGGCTGAACACCCGCGGATCTCCGCGCATGATGTAGTGCTCGACGAACACGCCCTTGTGTAGCCAGCCGACGGGCGCGAGCTTGCGCTGTCGGAGCCATCGGTAGAGCTGGCGCTCGGAGACGGGTTCCTCGATGTCCTTGAGCCGCTTGAGCAGGATCCGCTCGGTGAGTCGGTCGCCCTCGCGCCATGCGCGTTGACGGTTGCGCTGTACGTCGACCGGTTGCTTGCACGCCGGGCAGGTCACGCTGCGCTCGTCGGTGGCCGCGTAGAGGAACTTGCCGCATTCGATGGGCTTGCCGGTGCGCGAGTACGCCTTGATGGTGGGGCAGGGGCCGGCGAAGTGACGGTCTGGCCGGTTGATCATGCGCAGGGCATTGGCGCGCAGGTCGGCCATTTCCTTGAAGCACCGCATGGCTCCGGGGTCGGCCGCGATGGTGTGCACGTGCTCGGCGAGCCATTCGGCGGCGTCGGCAGCGGTGGGCTGGTATCGCTTCGGTAGACGCCGCCAGCGTTCATCGGGTAGCGGTCCGATGAAGTCGAGCGGGACGACGCGCACCGGCTCGAATTCGATGCGCCGGGTCTCGCACAGGTCGCGCACCCATGTGGTGACGGCGTTGCGCGTTTGGTCGCCGATGGTGTTCGGGTTGCCCTGCGAATCGAACCGAATCGGGCTGGGTTCCTCGCTGGACTGACCGACCGATCCGGTGGTGAGTACATCTTGCCCGGTGAGCGTGATCTCCAGTTCGCCTATCAGCCAGGCGATCTCGGTGAGGTGTTCCTGTAACTGGTCGATGCAGTCGTTGCACAGGTACAGATCGCACTTCTGGGAGCACTTGCGGCACTTGGTCACTCGATCTCCCCAGTGATCCAGTCGTAGAACTGCTGGGCAGTAGCCAGCACGTCGTTGGCGGTGGTCTCGCGGTCAAGAATCGCCATCGTGTCGCCGGTCTCGCAATGCAGCAGCGTTGCCGAGTAGAGCGCGCGCTCTCGCAGGTCGCGGCGATGCTTCTGGTCTTCGTCAACGATGTCGTTGAACCACTGCCCGGGGTTTACGGCCATGCCGCTGCCTCCATTCCGCTGTAGTGACGTTCCTTGACCATGAACGGCATTGCCTCCCCGAGCCGGAACGCACCCATGAGCGCGAGTACCGCGGCGTCGGCGATGTCGTGGTTGAGCACCTTGACGCGGGGCCCGAACCATTCGCGGACGTTGGTCAGAACCTCGCCCTTCTCGGCTCTGCCGTTGCCGGTGGCCCACTTGGCGCGGGTCTGCGGGGGAACTACCGCAACGGGAACCTTTTTGGCGTCCAGCGCGCCGTACAGCCCGTGCCATAGGCCGCTGCGGTCGAACGTTGAGGGCAGGAATTGGCCGTAGGCGGGCCCTTCGATGACGGCGAGATCCGGCGGGCCGTCGCGTAGCGCCCACTCGATGACCGATCGGCACACGGCGCGCACGCGCCGGCTGCGGGTTGCGTACGAGTCGCCGTCGTGGCCGCCGTAGCCGATCGAGTGCATTGCCGTGGGTCGGCCGTCGGTGAGCACGGCGAGTCCGGTGCTGACGAGGCTCGGGTCGATGCCGAGAACGACGGTCATCAGATCTCCTTGAAGGTGCAGCGGGCGAAGTGGACGATTCGGTAGTTGAGGCCTCGGCAGCGTTGTTGGGGTGCGGCTTTGCATGTGGGGCATTGGATGCGTAGCGCGGCCAGGACTGCGGGAGATTGGGGGTTGGCCAGTTTCGGGATCTTGCCGGCGGCGCTCATGCGACTGCCCTCGCTGCCTCGGAGCGCGAGGGGTGGAAGTCCTTGCGCTCACTGCCGGTAGCGCTGTTCCAGCATGGCTTGCCGACCCCGGCGGCACATGGCGGGTACGGGCACCGGACACTCAGCTCGGGGCGTTGGTCTGCCCCGCGGCGCTGGTATTTGAGCCCGACATCGAGGTCGAGGTGCTGCGCGAGCCGGGCAATCGGCTCGACCGACTTGGCCTCCAGTTGCGCCTGGCGAGCTTCGCGTTCCTCACGGCTTTCGCGTTCCATCTGGTCTCGCCGCATGACCTTGACGCGCCCGTAGACGTGCCCGGGTTCGAGCCAGACGCCCGGATTCTCCCGGAGGTGGTCTCGCACTGCCGTGAGGGCGAGATTGCGCGGGAGATCGCCAATCACGGCTTGCCACACGTCGACATCGGTCTCGCCCACGGTGCGCCGGTCGGCAGCGGCCACGGCGGTCAGCACGTCGATCACGTCGTTGCGGTTCATGTCAGCTCCAATCGGTTGGTGGTGGAGTTCTTGAGTGCTTGGACCTGCGCAACGCGCTGGTCGGAGGTCGATTGCACGGGCCGGACGGCGCCGGGGACTGGTGAACTACGGCCGTTGATCAGCTCGGATACCAAGCTGGGCAGGGTCTTCGGGTGCAGGCCCTTGGTGGTCCAGAGCGCGAGCGCCGCGCCGACCAGCTCCTCGGATTGGCCGTCCTTGAGCAGCGCGGATGCCTGTAGGCGCAGTTCGGTTCGGACGGCTGCAGGGTGCTTGGCGGGGATGTGCTCGCTGACAAGCCGATTGGCTGCTGGCGTCACGGGTGCACTGCGCGGCTCGCGCTCGGTCGAGTCGGGACTAACGCTCTTAGGTTCCCCAGAGTTCTTTGGGTATTGGGTATTGGGTATATACCCGGGACTCTCGCGGGAGTCCCCTCGGGTGTCTCCGGTGTTGTCCCCCCGTTTGTCCCCGGGGGACACGCGGTGAACCGAGCCGCGTTGGTTGGCCTTCTTGTCACGCCACTTCGCGCGGTCAGCTTCGACCTTCTCGTAGCTGTCCTGGCGCCACTCGTGGAATGTGTAGCCCTTCTGCCCTTGGTATTCCGGACGATCGCCCTCGTACTCGCCTCGGCGCCACAGTTGGGCACCGATGAGCGCTTTGGCCTTGGCTGCACCCTGGGGCTGTTGCTTGACCCACCACTCGGGCACGAATCCGTCCGTGCCATAGGCCATCGACCAGCAGCCAGCGCGGTTCCACATGCCCCACGCTGCATCCCCGGCCATGATCGCCTTGGGGTGCGAGTGCGAGTCGTCGCTGACCTTGAAATGCGGCATTACGCCGTTACCTCCGATTCGGTTGTGGAGTTAGCAATTTCGAGCAGCACGTCGGCATGGCACGGCTGATCGAGCGGGCACCAGCACGCCAGATCGCGGCCGGCAAGCTCGGCGCGGATCTCGCCAGGAGTCGGGCGCCGCTGCCCAGTGATGAACGCGGCGTACGGATCGGTGACCCACTGTCGGTAGAACCGGGCGGCGCGGCCCGGGCCCGTGATGGACATCGGCGTGATGACTCCGACAAGGCGGCGATGGGCGACACCCCCGGCCTGGAATGGATTGCCCCACTTCGTCGGGCGGCCGACGTAGATGGCGCCCTCGGGCATGCGCCAGCCTGCGGTGCGCTTGCGCTGGATGCGTTTGGGCATCAGGCCACCTCCCAGTCACCAAGGGCAGCGCGCGGCAAAACAGCTGCGCGAGTGGGGATGCAAAGCGCACCTGGAGCGTGATCGCCGTGCCGATCGCTCCTGCCCGCCGGTTCATGCAACGGGCCCAGCCGGACGCGGCATCCATTCGGGTAGTCGGGCTCGTCTCCGGGTTCGCACACAAGGCGGGTGAATCGTGGCTTGTTGACCCAACCCGCCGGCGTCCATTCGTCACCCGGGTCTTCCAGGTACTCGGTGATATCAGGCAGCCACGCGGGCGACGGGTCATCACCCTCGGGATTATGGAAGTAGTCGACGATCTGCTCCCACCAGCGCCAGTCCTGGTCGATGAAGGGCATGCCGTCCTCGGTAGGCCAATCGTCGACAACCACGCGGTAGATGTACTTCCGTGCGGACATCAGGCCACCTCCCCGCTGCGACAGCCGTACGGCGAGCAGCCGTCCGGGTCGCCGTCCTCGAATAGGTCGAGCTGCATGTCGGCGTACTCGGCACGTGTCACGCGGCCGATTGGCGCCAGGTCCAACGGAACTCGTGAGCGGTGCAAGAACGCCTCGCCGTCGAGTGGGTTGGCCGAGGCGCCGCCCTTGCGGATACGGCGGTCGAAATCGACCGCATCGTCCCAGAGGGAGTGGAACCGCTTACACATGCACAGATCGGCGATCTCTTCGGGCCGGTCCCGGTTGTACAGATGCGCGCATGCCTTGGGTTCGTCGAACCCGCGCCAGTGGTCGTCGCGGGTGTGGCCGCACGTCGCGCAGATGTCGCGGCGCTCGTACATGTATCGCCACTGGGCATTGCCGTGGAACGGGCACCCGATACAGGCGCTCTTGGCGGTGTGGCCCCATCCGGCGCGCTCTAGCCAGCGTTGGCAGTCCTTGCGGGACATGCCTAGATCGAGCAGCGGGTAACGCGGCCGGGAGTAGTTCACGTCCAAGCGGTTGCGCACGCGGTGGATCTCGTCAGTGGAGAATCCGATCCACTGCTCGGCGAACACATCTCGCGGCACAGGTGTTGGATGCGGGTATCCCAGCAGCTCGCGCACCTTCACCTTGATCGGCTTGAGCTTGTACTCGCTGGTGCACTGGCGCCGACCCATGCCTTCGCGCTCGCGCGGTGTCATCGGGCGCTGGGCACCGGTCGGATCGTCGATGCGCTCCAGTCCGTCGCAGGTGGGGCACACGTCGTCCCCGACAAAACCAGCACCGCCGCACCGGGGGCACCGGATCTCGACAGTCTTCGTGGCGTCTTCGGGCGCCAGGGTGAACCATGGCACCGAAACGAATCGCGCTTCGGGGTTGAGGGTGTCGGCGCGCAGGTTCCCCGAGGACACCCTGTGCAGCGGGATGCCAGCCCGGGCCAGTTCGGCGGCGAGTCGGTCGACCTGTTCGTACACCGCTGGGGGTTCCCAGCCCGTATCGGCGAACACGGCGGCATCCAGGCCGGGCAGCGTGCCATCGCAGGCCATGAGTGCCAGCACCGTCGACTGGACACCAGCGCCGAGGGACAGCACGCGAATCGATGGCGTGGACATCAGACCACCGCCCCTACGAGAGCCGCGTCAGCGAGGACAAGCACGTGCACTGCGACGAGCCAGACAATCTCAGCGCGGCTGTAACGGAGCGACTGCTGGAATGCCCACCAGGACACCAGGGTTGCGAATCCAGTCAGCGTGAGCGCGAATGCGGGCCAATTCATGACGACGCCGCCTCGGGCTGGTCCCAGTCGCGCCCAAAAGCGTCACCGGCCGCAGTCCTGGAAACCGACCGTGCGAGGGACACGAGCAGTTCGCGCGGCATCGGTTCGGGCTCCAGTCGGGGTGCCGGATGGGATACCTGTAGGTACGGACCGCACGAGATCAGCAGGCCCCAACCTGTCGGCAATTCTCCCGGCCGTACGATCGACCGATCCGAGACGACCAGCCACCAATAGTCCATGTGCCGCTTGAAGACTTCGGCCTTCTCGGGGGCGCGTAGCTCGGTAAGCCAGTCAGACCGAGACACCTTGACCTCGTGCCCATGTAGCGCATAGCCGCCCGTCTTCCAGCTGTCTACGGCAATGAAATCGGCAATGCGGACAGGATCGAAGGGCCGGTTGCGCACATGCTCGGCAACGGCATACCGCCTGGCGCCCATCGTTGTTCGCCCGTAGCGACGGTGCAGCTGGTCCAGAATGTCACGCTCGGTCGTCTTGGTGGCCATCAGCGCACCTCTTTGGCACGCTTGGCGGCTGCGGCGAATATCTCCGCGAGGGCAAGCAAGTCGGCTGCGGCGAAGCTGATTCGGTCGTCCACGATCAGGTCGCCGTTGAATTCTTGCTCGATGTAGTGCGGCTGGTGAGACCAGACGGCGTTATCAGCCCCGTTGATCCCGCATGGTTCCAGATGCTCCATCACTGCGTAGCCACGCGATTCGAGCAGCTGTGCCGCCGCGAATAGCGGATCGATTGCCATCACTTACCCCTTCTGAATTTCGTATGGCACTTCTCGCACCTCGGCCGACCGGCGCTGTGCGGCTCGGTCTTGCAGTCCACGCATAGGCCGGCCTGGTACGCCTTGGTGCTCTCGGAGGTGCGGGTCATGCGCCCGCCTCCAGCCCGAATAGCCCTTGCTGCACCGGCTTCCGCAGCCGGGACACGATTAGCGGCAAGTAGTCGGCCTCGCGTTCGACAGCGATGCACTGCCGGTCCTCGAGGACGCATGCCTCGGCCGTCGTGCCGCTACCGGCGAATGGCTCCAGCACCACCGCGCCTACCGGGGTCACGAGCCGCACCAACCAGCGCATCAGGTCCAGCGGCTTGACGGTCGGGTGCTGCACACCATCGGCGTTGGGCCGTTCCGATGTTGGCGCCTTGGCCTCGTAGCGGAACACCGGGAAGAACCGGGACGCGCCACCGCTGTCGCCGTAGGTGTCCGCGGGAGTGAAGTTCCGAGTGTCGGCGCCGTAGATCGTGCCGCCCGCTCGAGGCTGACGTTCGGTACCCGCACGCATGGTCCCCGAGTGCAGGACACCCGTCTGCCGGTCGAGTGCCTCGGCCTGGTCGCCGTCGAGCACGACGTTCGTGGGCCAGCGACCATCACGTTCGGCTTGACCCTCGGCACGGCGCTCCCGAATCCTGAACGCACCTTCGCCATTTAGTCCGTTATCACCACCGCTCGCGTTGCGTCGACAATCCTCGGTCGTGGCAATACGGCACCCGTCGATGTTCAGTGCCCCGGTGCCGTGCGCCAGCACGTTCGCGGCCACGGTGCCCGCTAACGGTTTCCGTGCGACGACGATCGGCTCGAAAGCTGGTTTGAGTGCGGTACCCCAGCCCTGCCATACCCGCGCGCGCTCGGTCAGTTCGAGTGTGTGCTCGGCCAGCCCGGTATCGCGGCGGCCAGCACCGTCACGGTTGCCTTGCCTCCCCGACTGGACGTAGTTGTCGCCCATCGTCGCCTTGCGCTGCGCGACCGAGTTCCCGCCGTACCCTAGCTCCGTCGATGCGATTGCCTTGGATACGTCCATCGACTTCGGAAACCCCGAGCCGTAGAGCCATGCGATGCTGTCACGGATCTCAAAACCGGCGTCCTCGATTCCGCTCGAGAGCCGATGCCAGGTGCGCGAGCCGCCGAACGCGAGCAGGTGTCCACCGGGCTTAAGGATGCGCAGGCACTCGGTCGCCCATGCGGTGCACCAAAGTTGGAATGCGTGCATTTCTACGGCGCGTACGTTAGGGAAGTGTCCGCCATCCTCGCATAGGCAAACTGCGACCTTGGCAGTTCCATCACGTCGACCGCGGCGCGTTCCCTTGCACACCAGGCATTTCGGATTAGTCGAGCCTGTAAAAGAAGGCAGCGAGCGCGTCGCGCTTATCCCGCCTCCCCGAAACCCCGCATCCGTATTCACGTCAGGGTCGTGCCACGGCGCATCCCAATCCTTCCCCATGAACTCGAGCCCATAGGGAGGGTCCGTGATCACCGCCTCGACGCTGTTGTCGGGCAGCCCTGCGAGCACGTCGAGGCAATCGCCGTGGTGCAGGGTGATCGAATCATCTTGGTAGTAGGGGTTGCTCATGCGAGAACCTCGAATAGCTCCAATTGGCCAACCGGCTCAACCTCTACGACCAATCCGAAGGCGCGGTCGAGCAGATCCTCGGTCCAATCTTGGCAACGCCAAAACTCCGCGCGGGCGTCGAGTTCTTGCTGCTCAGTCGGTGGGCAAATGCGGTCGCCCATGTACGCGTACCCGCACGGGTCGCTCCCGCAGTGGCAGAACTGGTGGCGAAGTATGTTATTGCGCTGCGCGGCGGTGGCGCACTCGCGCATCTCGGCGACAAGATCGGCAGGCAGGGACCGCGCGTACTTGTTCAGCTGGGCTGTTGTCACGGCCACGACCGGGATGCCGCTAGATACGATCTTGCCGCCTCCGCATTGAAATCCTTTGAGATACAGCGGGGCCCCCTCGATACGACCGGTCCCGCCGTAGCACGACCGCATGAGATGTGCGACGCCCCCGGGACCGGTCAGGCAATCGCGCATTGCCCATCCACCAACCGTGCGCAGCAGCCAGCGCTGATCTTCGGTGAGCGTCAGCGTTCCTCTCTCGCGTCGTCTCGGTCGCCGCACATGCCGATGTGTGCGTGTGGATGTCTTGCGGCCCGGTCCATCTCGGTCA